GGACACAAAGTCGTTAGACTTTGGCCTTGCGGCCGCGTGTTGGGTCACCGGGGCAACCCGAACTCTTACCACGCCTTGCGCATGGCCTAAACCATAACAGTGGCTGTCACGGTCACTCCGACTCACTGTCGGTTTCATCCTCAAGGATGTTGTCCATTAGGACATCTTGCAGGAGTAATCCTGCAATTCTTCCACCAATTAAATGGTGGAGAGTAAGGACGATCTTCGTTACCGGATCGCCCATTAGAACACCTCGCGAGGTGTAGAATACCTCGATGGGACAACCATCGCGGTTTAATGTCTCCACTTGACGTGGAGCTGTAAGTGCAAACAGCATTGTTTGCCTGTACCATTTCGGTACACCAAGGCTGACACACAGCCTGTTTAACATCGCGCCAGCGATGTACGGATCACAATAATCCGTTGCAGACTCCCAGTCCGTGCTAAGGACTGCAGTCTCAATATCCTCATTGAAGAGGAAACTCGCACTAGGATTCTTGTGCGACAAACGCTTGAAGAAATTCCAAGCTTGATTAGCGGCACCTAAGCCGCTCTGACTGGAGGGCATTACCTCCAGAATTTTAAGCCCCATATGTGAAAATGGGTGCAGAAGCAGCGCATGCTGCAATGTGGACACTGTAATTGTCCGAAATTTCCCCAGTTCGGCGACTAGGGATATTCGACACGACATTGAATTCGTGTCATATACTCGTCGACGATCGACGAATTTTCCACATGCCCAGGGGAATAAACGTTCCCCAATAGGGGAATCTTGGGTAAGTATCTTACCCGTTGGTTGACCTGTTTCCAAGTCAATCTCCGCAATTCGCGGATTGGTCTGTAAGACCCGTCGGGAAGCTTCCAGCTTCCCACCCACCCCTTGTGGAGTGAAGAACTCTCCTGAATCGGAGAGAGAGACCTTACCGGCCTCGACAGCGGTTTGAAAGAACCGCTCTCTTTGTTCGGATCCCCCGATCCGAACGAGTAGATCATTATAAAAATGATCGACGGCCCTCGTTAAAGGGCCTTCAACGAGCTGGTACAGCTCTTTTGACGACGGTGTCGTCAATATTGCCTTGGTCTTCGCCAAGGTTTTATCGTATACCGCGCGTGGCGGTACACCTGATGCCCTCGTTTGGGACATTATCATCACCTGTAGGTGACTTAAAGGGGTTTGACCCCTAATGAGTGAGCACGCCACTCGAAGGACCGAGAGCTCTCTCGGTACATGGACCTGTTGTAGGTCACTTGCAGGGTTAAACCCATGCATTTTAATATCCTTGCGGATATTCTTTACCTTCTCGAAGGTAGTAACCCGTTCCGGGTTAGAGTCCTTGAAGTAATCATCAAGGAGAAGACTGATCATGCCACATGTGACTTGATCGATACGATCCCAATTTTGGATCGAAGGTTCGCCTGGAAAGGCGAATATTAGCTGCATTAGCAGCCCGTCTACTGTTGCCAGTAGAGATCTGAGGCGCTGGACAGCGCCTCTTTTAATACTTTGGGCCTTTACGGCCCCAAAGTTTTCATGGCCCTCTGCGGAGCCATACCCGGCAAGTAATCTTGCCATCTTTCTAAGGAATGCACATTCCTTAAACTTGCCTTTGGCAAGTCTTGGGAACCAGTAGGTTCCCCGACGAAGTACGCGTAATGCGCACCTCACATTAGGTAGATTCTCAAAATCTACCCGGTTTTCGAGACCGGTCAGGCCTCGAGGGAGTTTACACTCCCAGATGTTGTCCGCGTTAAAGCATACGCTTAGCTCCGGACAATCTATGGAACCCAAAAGGTTCCCGGCGGTGAACTGTAAGTTCACATCAAAGACACCTCGGTGTCTCATATTTGCAGCACACTTGCAGAGTGTGCTGCCTTCGTTGAATCTCAACGTAGAAGTTCCTGGGAACTTCCTTAATGAGAGAACATCTCTCTCTGGATCCCATGGATCCGAGGGACTTGCCCAGTCCCTAAGGGGTTGTCGTTTGGCACCTAGATCATCAGATGTTATCGACATTTGAAAACTCTCGAAAGAGAAAACCCAG